CAGCACCTCTCGCAAATCGCAGCCAAAATCACTGAGTGAGGCAGTACAAAAGACTTCTTCGATGATCTTGTCAGCTAGAAGAAACTCCAAGCAACAAGAAAAAACCAGTCCAACGCTTGATCGTTGGAAATTCCTTGCGGGAATAGACAAATAACATTATATATAAGGAGAATTAAAAATGTCTGTTTTACAAAAATTAACTGAAGGTATCGTTGGCCGATCCCTACAGAGAGAAGGTGCTGCACTGCTTGACAAGTGGGAAGCTACCGGACTTCTTGAGGGTATCGATAATGATAGCAAAAAAGCGGGTATGGCCCGCCTATTAGAGAACCAGGCTGCGCAGCTTCTTAAAGAGGCTTCATCTATGGCAGCTGGTGATGTCGAAGGCTTCGCCTCTGTTGCTTTCCCAATTGTTCGTCGTGTTTTCGGTGGACTTCTTGCTAACGATTTGGTTAGCGTTCAGCCCATGAGCTTGCCCTCTGGTCTGATCTTCTTCCTTGACTTTACTTATGAGAGCGGCCGGCTTGGAGTCGATGGCTCTGATTCCATTTATGGTGGAGGTGTCGTTGCTGCTGAGATCACCGGTGGTGTTAGTGACATCACTGAAGCAGGTGGCGGTTTCTATAACCTAGCCAACATGTACTCACACGCTTCTGGCAACGTTGGCCTCAACAGCGCAAACGGTCTCACCGAGGTTGCTGATGCTAACCCCGACACAACTGAAGCTGGCGAGATTAACATTCCAACTGCTACTACTAATACGCCTTTCTCTAATGGCGGAACTGCCATTTCAGGGCTTGGCGATGCGCAGAAGAAAGCACTTCGTTATGACCCTGATGTTCTAGGCGATACGAGCACTAAAAGAGTTTATGCTTGTCAAGTGCATTTGAGCGGTGAAGACGCCGACAAAGTTAACTTTGACGCTCTCGGCGGCGCGCGACTTGTGCTCCACCAGTCATCGTCTACTGACGCAGTCATGGGCTTAACTGGTGGATCGCTAATCCGACGCCTTACAGAGCGCGGATACCGCGATCAAAATGGTGTGCTACAGGGCACTAACAGTACAGACGCTTTAGCCAAGAATTACATTACTTTCTACTTTACTAACGACGGCACTTCGGAAAACCTGGCTGCCGATAACGTTGACGAAGTTGTGGTAAATGTTCCTATGAAAGACGCTTTCACTTCCGGTGATGGCCTCGGAGCTGTTGTTGGTACCGCTAATTGGCCTCTTGAAGAGCCCGAGCCCGGCACAGGCAACCGTGGAAATACAACTGGCAAGCAGGATATTGCTGAAATCGATATCAAGGTTGATTCAATTGCTGTTACAGCTCAGACTAAGAAGCTCAAAGCTAAGTGGTCACCTGAGCTTGGCCAGGACTTGAACGCTTATCACAACCTTGACGCGGAAGTTGAGCTTACTCAGATTCTTTCTGAGCAGATTGCTCTTGAGATCGATCGTGAGATCGTCAATGATCTTGTCCGCGGCGCAACAGCTGGTACGTACTACTGGTCACGTTCACCGGGCCTTTTCGTTGATCGCCAAACTGGTGCTGAACTCGGTGCGCTTTCAGCTGCTCCTGATTTCACAGGCACAGTTAGCGAGTGGTACGAGACTCTCATTGAGACAATCAATGACGTCTCGGCTCAGATCCACAGAAAGACTCTTCGCGGTGGAGCTAACTTTATGGTAACATCACCTGAAGTTGCTAATATCCTTGAGTTTACTGCTGGCTTCCGTGCCAGTGTCACTCATGATACTGATCGCGGCTCAGTTGGTGCTGTCAACGTTGGCTCAGTTTCTCGTAAGTTCGACGTCTACGTCGATCCTTACTTCCCAAGAAACGTGATTCTTGTCGGTCGCAAGGGCGGAAGTTTCCTCGAAAGTGGATATGTTTACGCTCCGTACGTTCCGTTGCAGGTCACTCCAACGATCTTCGGTACCGAGGACTTCGTGCCCCGTAAGGGCGTGATGACTCGCTACGCCAAGAAGATGGTCCGACCTGACATGTACGGCCTCGTTGTTGTACGCGGACTCCTTGGTGAGGCTGGCGCAACCAGCTAAACTAGGATAAGTTCTTAGTCAAACCCCAGCTGGTAAAATTACCAGCTGGGGTTTTTTATTTGGAAGTTTAGTGTTCACAACACTATTTATTATGATTCACACCGAGCAATATGGCGTGAAGCCTATATTGAACAAATCAAGGAGATAATACAATGGCAGGTAGAATAGGACTAGGACACTTAGAAACACTTTTAGAAGGTCTAAACGATCGTTCGATCGACCTCACAGACACTGAACTTGCCAACGTGGCAGCTGCTACATTTGCCGAGACGGTTGGAGTCACTGGGCTTGCTACTTTGTCTAGTGGCGCCCTGATTGGCGGCGCCGGCGGCTTAAAATTAACTTCTGCATCAGCAACGTCAGCTACGATTGCGGTGACGGATGATACAGATTATGCAGTTCCAGCTATTACTCAACCTGCAGGAACAACAATCAGGGATATAATCTTTATCCCAGCAGGAAACATTGTAACAGCCGGTTCGAGTGGTAATGACTTGCAATTCGAAGTAGGCACCGCCGCAAGCGGTGACCAACTCATCTCGTTGGTAGACTTGCTAGCAGACGGCGGCGCCGCTGTAACAGCGACAGCCAACGTTCCATTGTATGTTGTTGCAAATGGCCAAGGAGCAGCAGCTAATGCACATGCGAAAACTGGTGGCGGGCCCGCTACAAGTGATGCAGTAGATTGGGCAGCTACTGCTTATAGTTCAGCGGCAAGAGACATTCATGTTAACTTTAGAGCAAAAGGTGCCGATTTGACTACAGCGGCAACAACTATTAAAGTTATTATGGTGTTCCAATACCTCTAGGCCAATTTAAAAGTGTCGTCAATTAACCCCCTTCCCTTCATTGGTTGGGGGTTTTTATTTTAATAGGACATTATGAAAGACTCCAGCAAAATATTAAAAAAGAAAATAGAAGATCTTGAGGACCAGCTGCTAGCACTTCAAGAAGCACATAAACAGCTCTCAGAGCATTATCACGAGTTTGTAAAAGCTACTGTAGAATACCTCAAAGAAAACGCTGAGGAAGAATGACTTTTAAAAGCCGCATATGTCAAATTTTTTTCGCAGGCAGTTTTTGAGATTTTGACTTTAAAACTATTTACTTAGTGATACAATATCTTCAAGGAGGCCCAAGATGGGTAAGAGATTTAAAAGACTGACAATGAAAAAATATGCCAAGAAATATGCTGCTAAGCGCAAAGCACTTGGCTTGACACAGGAAGAGCAACAGGCACCAGTAGTTGCAGAAGCACCTGAGCCGCCGCCACCCCCGGCGATTGAAGTTAAGCCGGCCGTTGAGAGCGAAAAAACAAAAGTTGTTATTGAAGCTTCGCCTACAAAAGCAGTTTTAAAAGAGGAGCCGGCTGTTGAGGCAAAACTTACTGAAAATGTTAAGCAAACACCAACCCGAGCAAAAAAACCAGAAGCAAAAAAAACAGTCAGCAAGCCAAAAGCAAAAGCACAGCCGGCAGCTTCTCAAGCAAGACGTAAGGCTAAATCTCCTAAGCAAAACTAGTTATATTGATAGGAGGCCGTATGCATGGCAACACCAACTTTAACACCCACTTCCCAAACGTCTGCAATTGTATTGCCTTCTACAGGCACTTTCTCAATTGCCAGCGCTGCTAGCAACTATCCATATGGCTTATACGCAGACACAACGTCACAGCTATATGACGCAAACTTTGTTACTGGCGCTGTAGAGCAGGTAACATATGTCTTCCGAAAGCTAGGCGGAGATGTATTAGACTTAGAAATAGTAGATAAGAATGTCTATTCTGCCTATGAAGAAGCAGTCCTAGAATATTCTTACATTGTTAACGTACACCAATCAAAAAATATCCTGCACAGCTCTTTAGGAGCTACAACAGGCACATTTGATTCTGATGGCCAAAGAACCGATTCTCTAAGCGGCAGCAACGTAGAGACAAAATATCCAAAGTTTAAGTTTGGCTATGGCAAAAAATTAATGGACCAGGCTAGTGCAGAAGTTGGTATGGGGCCGACTACAACTGTGTATTCGGCGTCAATAGACATGGTGCAAAATGAACAGGTTTATGATCTGCAGCAAATTATTTCTAGTTCTGCAAACGATTCTACTTCTGGCTTCTTTAATAAGGTAGGCAATAAAAAAATTACAATACGACGAGTTTATTATAAGACGCCGCATGCAATGTGGAGGTTTTATGGCTATTATGGCGGTATGAACTCTGTCGGAAATATGTCGACATATGGCATGTTTTCAGATGACTCAACATTTGAGGTAATTCCTCCTTGGCAGAACAAGTTGCAGGCCATGGCATATGAAGATGCCATATACAGTAGAAATTCTCATTATTCTTATGAAATAATGAACAATAAACTAAAAATATACCCTATCCCGACTTCTGTCTCGCCAGATAAGATGTGGATAAACTTCACGGTCAAAGAGGAGCCTTGGGATGAAGAATCTGACCGCGAAGATGGAGTTTCTGGCGTCAACAATATGAACACCCTTCCTTTAGCAAATCTTCCTTATGATAACATCAACTCTATAGGTAAGCAGTGGATAAGAAGATTTGCTCTCGCATTAGTAAAAGAAACTTTAGGCGAGATTAGATCAAAATTTAATACTATACCAATTCCTGGCCAAGCCGTTACTTTAAATGGCACTGCGCTTATAACTCAAGCGAGAGAAGAGCAGAAAACACTAAGAGAAGAGTTGCAAAAAGTCTTAGATGAGATGACTTATCAAAAGATAACTGAGATCCAAAGCGCCATGGCGGAAAACACTCAGAAGATGGCTAGAACATACCCTTACTTTATTTACACAGGATAATAACAGATGGCAGACGAAACAAACAAGTGGTCTCAGCCCGCACAACCTCCTCCGCCTATGTTCTTAGGAGAGAAAGAGCGAGATCTTGTTAAACAAGTAAATGACGAGATTATCGAGCGTGTTGTAGGCCAATCAGTTGCTTACTATCCAGTTGATTTAGAACACACGAATTTTCACCCACTTTACAATGAGGCGATTGTCAAATCGTTCTTGCCGCCTGTAAGAGTCTATGCTTTGGTCGAGTTTATGGGGCAAGAAACAAAAACCGATAAATACGGGATTGACAAGATAGTAAAAATAAAAGTTCATTTTCACAAAAGAAGGCTAACAGAAGACCAAGACCTGTTCGTCCGCGAAGGCGACTTCGTTGCTTACGGAGAAAATTTTTATGAGGTAGTAAAACTAGAAGAGCCCACAGAGCTTTTCGGCCAAGCTGATAAGCGAGTAGAAATATCCGCTGAATGTATCAAATCTAGGGAGGGCCTCTTCGATGGCTCATGAAGATCAATTTAACGAGGATCTTACGCCGCGCGACGTGAAGAGATTTTCTTCTACACTAGAAGACGTTGATTTTGCTGTATACAACTTTGTAAAAGAGCGCCTGGATTTGAAAACAAATACCAACAAGGGTTTTAAAAATGTACCTATTGTTTGGGCAGGTTCAGAGCGCGCACACAACATTAAAAACGATGATTTAGAGCGAGACTTGACAGGGCAAATCACCCTGCCAATTATAAGCATAGAGCGAGTCAGCGTCAAGAAAAACAAAGAAAGTCGCTTAATACCGCATGCAATGGTCGATCCTGTTGGGGACAACAAAGGCGGCTACATAACTATTAATAAGGTTATCAAGCAAGATAAAACAAGCAACTTTGCAAACGCTGACGCAGCCCGCCGCCACAAGCAAGAGAATTTTCCGACCTATAGAAATAAAAAAAACAAAAAGATTGTATATGAGACGATAACGATACCAATTCCGATCTATGTCGATGTCGGATATAAAATTGTTTTTAGGACAGAATATCAAGAGCAGATGAACGACATGCTTACACCTGTGATAACAGTGTCTAACGCTCATAGAAAAGTGTACATAAAAAATGAGTCTAATATATATGAAGCTTTTATTGGAGAAGATTATACTTTGTCTAACAACATTTCTAGTTACGAGACAAATGAAAGAAAGTATGAAACTGAGATTTCTATGAATGTTAATGGCTATATTATTGGGGATGGGAACAACCAAGTTCAGCCACGAGTTGTCAGGAGAGAAAACGCCGTGCAGATAAGATTCGCTAGAGAAAGAATTATCGTGCAGGACGAAGAAGGAGAATTTAGATTTTAAAGGACTTTGTGGGCCGGCTAGACTATTTATTAAGGAAAAAGTTCATAAAAATTGAACTAGCTTGTATTTAGGGAGCACAAAAGTATGGCAGTCGATAAATTTAAATTTGTATCACCAGGCATTTTCATCGATGAGATAGACGAATCAATTCTTGAGCCTTTGCCTGAGCGCATGGGTCCTTTGGTAATTGGTAGATTTAGAAAAGGACCTTCTGGAAGACCAGTAAAGATAGATTCATTCAAAGATTTGGTTGCTACTTTTGGCGCACCATCTGACGGTAATGCAACCGGAGATATTTGGAGGTCGGGCGAACCTACTGCCCCTACATACGCAGCATATGCTGCACAGGCTTGGTTAAAAAACAACAGTCCTTGCAACATTTATCGTGTTTTAGGCGAGGACCGCGACGATGCCTCCACCGGCGGAACAGCTGGCTGGAAGCTAACAAATACTTTTGGCGGCGACGCAGATCTCACAGCAGCTGCGGCAGGCGGCGCATATGGAATGTTTTTGTTTCCAAGTTCATCCACAGGCGACGCCCTGACCGGTACTCTAGCTGCTGTCTGGTATGTCGACGGCGGTATTGTTGAGCTTAGCGGCACCTCACGTAATCATGCGGCGGACGGCGTCACCGCGACTGAGCAAGCAGCCGGAATTTTTATAGATAGTAGTGATGGTAATTATACCGCTGTTATTTCTGGCTCCTCGGGTGTTATCAAAAAGGCTACTTTTGATTTTAATCGAGATTCAAAAACATTTATTAGAAATATCTTCAACACCAATCCGACAAAGACAAATTCTGCTTTAAACGTAGCTGCCGACACAGAGATTTACTGGCTTGGTGAAACATTTGAATCAAATGTTACAAATGGCCAAAATCAACAGCTAGCATCAAGCGTAGACGGCGCGTTTTCTGGCTCAGCGACTTCTGCTATTATTTTAGCTTTAGATGGCACCAACGCCGGTAGCAACATTCTCTGGGCAGACCACAAAAAAGGCGCGCAGGCAGCTCAAACTGGCTGGTTTTTTTCGCAAGATACTAGAGGAGGGACCACCTCCGGATTCGACCCAAGATTGGCCGGCCATGTGCAAAAATTATTTAAATTTGTTGCTTTAGACAGCGGTGAACACGCGAATAGAGATTACAAAATTTCTATTCAAGATATCAAGCCTTCTTCAAACAAGTTTAATGATTTTGGTACTTTTACTGTGTTAGTAAGAAAAGGAACAGACAATGATATTTCGCCTGTTGTGCTAGAGAGATACAGCAATGTTAATTTAGACCCAAAATCGCTGAACTATATTCAGAGAGTGATTGGCGACCGCGAGTATCTTTTTGATCAAGACAGCAAAACAGTAACTGAGTTGGGCAATTACCCAAATCGCTCAAAATTTGTAAGAGTGGTAGTTAATGATGATATTGGTAAGGGCATAGCCAAGGCAGGCTACCTGCCATTTGGCGTCTTTGGCCCTGTTGTGCCAAAAACACTTGAGGTTTTAAGAACCACTACTGTACACTCTGACTTCGGTTGGGTTGAGGGATCCGGCGCACTAGCCACACCAGCTATAGACGGAATCACTCTTCATGGCGAAACATTCTCAGCCGGCGCCATAGCTGCGATAACCTCATCACTGGGGCACCTTTCACACTCAATCGAGTTTCCGACTACAAGACTGCGCGTGTCTTCTTCAGAAGGCAACTTAGTGAAGCCCACTAAGGGATATTTTGGCTATCAATCAAACATTTTCAATACAAAAAGATATGACAACACAAATATCGATTTGTTGAGAGGCTCACCCGCCGGTTTAGATATGCATGGTACCGACACTAATAGGCAATATTCTTGGATATTTACCTTAGATGACCTGAGGCAGATATCTGGAGCAGCCGGCCAATTAGTTGGCGAAGCGATGTATGATAGCGGTTCGCGAGCCTCCGGTGATTCTTTCACGGCTAATTCCGGCTCATCGTTTATCCTAACAGGCTCAGTTTCTGGCGTGCCATACACGTTTAACCGTTTTACTTCGCCTATGTTTGGAGGCTTCGATGGCTTTGACATTACTGAGAAAGATCCATTTAGAAACGCGCTTCTTTCAACAAGCCAGACAGAGCGGGATAATTCTCCCTTCTATAGTCTTAAAAAAGCAATTGATGTTACATCAGATGCGGAGTTCGTTGAGTATGACCTAGCAGTTATGCCTGGTATTACAAATAACAGCTTAAACACACAATTGATTAGCTCTTGTGAGGAGAGAGGGGATTCAATGGCTATTGTTGATTTGCCAGGCAACTACACTCCTCCTGAGCATTCTAGCTCTGATGAAAAAGATAGGCTGGGCTCTGTTGATGAAGTAGTACAAAGCGCAAAAGACTTGGGCTTGAATAGCAGCTATGGCTGTACATTCTACCCTTACGTGCAAATTAGAGATACTATTTCTGATTCTGTGCTATATGTTCCACCATCGGTTGTTGCTTTGGGGACTTTCTCTAGTGCGCAGCGTAAATCAGCAGTCTGGTTTGCACCAGCTGGATTTACTCGCGGCGGCTTAAGCGAAGGCTCAGCAGGCCTTCCAGTGATTGGTGTTAGACAGAGATTAACTTCTGATGATCGGGACAAACTTTATGAAGTTAATATTAATCCAATCGCGTCTTTCCCGGCAGAGGGGATTGTCATCTTTGGGCAAAAAACGCTGCAAGTTACACCTTCGGCTCTAGACAGAATTAATGTTAGAAGACTAATGATCTTCATCAAGAAAGAGATTTCTAGAATTGCTGCAAGGACCTTGTTTGAGCAAAATGTCTCAGCAACTTGGGATAGATTTAAAGGAAAGGTTGTACCGTTCCTTGAAAGTGTGCAGGCTGGGCTAGGTCTAACTGACTTTAGGGTCATCTTAGATGACACCACAACAACGCCTGACTTGGTTGACAGAAATATTTTATATGCAAAAATATTTTTGAAGCCTGCCCGTGCAATCGAGTTTATTGCACTTGACTTTGTCATCACAAAAAGTGGTGCTTCTTTTGATGACTAAAAATCAAATAAATTACTAATTATTATACAATATGGGAGATCAAACACATGGCGCAATTTTTTAGTCCAGCAGATCAGGGCTTTCAACCGAAAAGAAAATTTCGGTTTTTGGTTAATTTTTCAAATCTAGGGGCTGATAGTATTTATATGGTCACAAAGGCTGCAAAGCCGTCCTTTGAACTCTCTAACAGCACGGAACACAGGATACTTAATCACACATTTAAATACCCTGGCATCGTTAAGTGGAACGATATTGATATTACACTATTAGATGCTTTTGAGCCGAATATAGGATCAAAATTTTATAATGTCTTAAGAAACATGGGTTACATTCAGCCTAAGAACCAGGATAATTTAGCGGCTGGTATCACTAAATTCCAAGCGCAAGCTACGTTAGGCGATGTTGTAATCAAGCAACTAGATGCCGGCGGCACAACAGTCGACGGGTTCGGCGACGGTACCGCTAATGTTAATGCTGCCTCAAACGCCAAATATTATGAAGAGTGGACTCTTAAAAATGCGTTTCTAAAAAGCGCTAAGTTTGGAGATCTCTCATATGATGATGAAGGACTGGTAACTGTTGATATCGGAATTAGTTATGATTTCGCAACTTACACAGAATTTCCACAAGGCATCACAGTTTAAAAAAAAGAGGTTTAAATGAGAAACAACCAGAAACGGCTGCAAGCGCAGGCCTCGAAACCTGCAGCTCTCCCAGTCGCGTCCCCAGGTGGTTTAGAGTTTGTTGTACCGACCGAATTTGTTGAGTTACCTTCTAAAGGAGCGTTCTATCACGAAGATCACCCGCTGTGTGGTAGAGAGACTATCGAAATAAAGTTTATGACAGCGAAAGACGAGGATATTTTATCTTCAACAACCCTCCTAGAGAAAGGACTTGTTTTCGACCGTTTGTTCGAAAATATTATCGTTGAAGATATTGACCCCAGGACTCTTGTCCTGGCTGATCGAAATGCTATTATGATAGCTGCCCGGGCCTCTGCTTACGGCAACGCCTATAGTGTCGGCATAACATGCAATAAATGCGGGACACACCAAGATTTTAACTTTGATTTAAAGAAGAAAAGTTTTAATGAAGAGTGCTTTGACAGCAAGTTTTTAAAAGATAACAACATTGCTCTTAATAAAGAAGACGGATCTTACAGAGTCAAGCTGCCTGTGGCTGGACACACTGTAGGCATAAAAATGCTTACAGGCGAAAAAGATATAATGGAAGCTGATGACGACGAGCGAAATATAACAAGAAGCTTGCTTGGCTTTATCTGTTCTGTAAACGAAGACGAAAGCAGCGAAACAATTAACTTATTAGTTGACAACTTACTGGCTTCCGACTCAATGTTCCTAAGAATGTTAATCCCAAGTTTAACACCATCGATTAGTTTAAAACAAGACTTTAAGTGTTCAGATTGTAAGAACATCGAAGCAAGAGAGGTGCCGCTTACTGCGGCCTTTTTTTGGCCTGGATGATGAGTATATGGAAACTGTTTACGAACAGTTTTTTTATTTAAAATATTACGGCAACTGGAGCTTTCTAGAGGCCTACAACCTACCAATTGGGCTTCGAAAATGGTTCTTAAAAAGACTATCGGAGCAGATTGATAAAGAGAACGAACGCTATAAATAGAAAAGCTCTGCGTCATGACGCTTTTATTTTGCTTGCGGGCACTATTTATATTGCTTAACTTGAGGTTTTTTAATGGCCGACGAAAAAGAAGATATTGAAAAAGTCACATCTGCAACAAAAGAAGAGATGGAGATGTACAAATCCGCCCTTAAAGAGATAGAAAAAAATACTAAAAACTTAAGGCTAAGTCAAAAAGCTTTAGTGATGGCAGCCAAAGAACACTATGAAGCATATGTAGATATCAAGGACATTGCAGAGTCCATTAAATCATCAGGTAGTGCTTCGATTGAACTACCTAAAATGGTTCCATTGTTCGCTTGTGATTTTGTTACAGTGCCGCCT